TGTAATGCAATAATTGATAATAACAAATATATAATACATTTATAAAATAAATACAACAAATTATTGATTACAAATTATATTGTCAACGTCACACAAAAATTAATATTTTCATATTATATATATGTCAATAATTTTGCATTTTTATTTTTGTTGTCAACGTCATTAAAATAATTATTTTTATATTCGTATATATGCATGAATTGTTTCACGTGAAACATTGCAAAATAATTTATTCGTATATATGCATATAATAACAATTGTTTTTAAAATCATGTGTTATTATCATGCAATTAAATAACAACATATATCATTGTTTATTTTTGTGTATTTTGTATATTGTAATTATATGTATATTTGTTATAATGTAATTAACAAATAAACAATGATCGTGTGAATCGACACAACACACGTTAATCAAATGTCAAATGTTATGATGAACAATAATATAAATGTACAAACACATTATTTTATTACAAAAAATGATATTTACAAATTATGTGTTGCAAATGATATAAATAAATATTCGTGTGATACAAATGTTGAAAATATATTATGTTCATTATTTAATGAATGTGTACATACAATATTTAAAATAAATTAAATAATAAATGTTTCAATAAATATATGTCGAATGTTTCGCAAAAACATTTAAAACAATTGCATGAATGTATGATGAACAAATATTATGTTTCAATCGAAAACAAAACAACAAATGATATTGTTATATATGTATTTGATACATTGTTGAATGAACAACAATTACAACAACAATTACATAATATATATAATGATAATTATAATATTTGTGTTGAACGTTATAATTTAACATATAATATAATGATTAATGATATTATGAAATTAAATAATGTATGTGTTGCACGTAATGTACAATGTTATAATTTATAAATAACATAAATAATTAAATAAATGTAAATTATGCACGTTGAAAAATAACGTGCATTTTTTATGTTTAATTAAATAACAAATGTTATGATAACAAATGTAATTTAATCATTTTAAAAATAACGTGTGATATAATAACGGGTGGTTTGTTTTGTTGTGTCATTTTGAAAATAGACCGTCTAACTCCTAGAAATCCTACTTTCATATATATATAAGGCCCTCAGCTCCATTCGAGGATATGCCTGAGAATGCGTAGGAGCCTCAAATAGACGTCTGAATGATGATCGTTGCCTATTTATTCATGTTCGATTGTAACGTTCCTGTATGAGGCAAATACAACGTTGCAACATGACATAAAAAATGCAAAAATAAAGCTAAAAACTAAAAAGTGAGAAAAGTGTTATAAAAATATTTCTCTAGCAGAAATTGAAAGCCTATAAGGCCCACGTTATTACATAAAGGAAGGAGGATTAAATAAGTGGGAAAGGTAAATGAAAGTAAAGTTGATTATTGGTTAACTGATGATGGTTTAATTCTTGTTGAAGCATGGGCAAGGGATGGTTACCTGTTGGATGATATTGCACAAAGGATGGGAATTGAACGACAAACATTGTATACCTGGCGTAAGAAGTATCCTGAAATTGCACGAGCATTAAATACTGGGAAAGAACTTATTGATTACAAGGTAGAGAATGCATTGCTAAAAGCAGCATTAGGTTATACCACAAAGGAAATTAAAGTAACATTAGGTAAGAAGATGTTAAATGGGGAGGTGTATGAAGTATTAAAAGAAACCACCACCCGGGAAATTGCTCCAAATGTTACTGCTTGTATGGCATGGTTGAATAACAGAAAGCATGACCAGTGGAAACGTAACAGGGATAAGGTATTAGAAATGGATGAAGAAGATTCTAACATTAATATCACCATTGTACGTGGTAATCCAAAGCAGGATAATTTAGGGGATAATGTAAATCAGGAAGTTAAATTTGAACCGAAGAAAGAAGAACCGGTTGAAGTAAATTCCGTTGATGAAAATGATCCTGATTACTGGCCCGATGATTGGGAGGATGAAGATGAGGATAATTAAGGAGTTCATAAATTACATTTTATGTCTTCTGATTTTCTGTTTTATTGTTATCATTGCAATATTTACATTTCCATTCTGGTATATGTTTGAAAATGATAGTTAAATTTTTACCTATTTACTTTTTATTTATTATGTGTTATAATATAAAATATATTAATAATATATAATATAAATATTATTTATAATATTATCCACTTTTTACATGGTAGTGGATTGTTAATGTAAAAGAGGTAAAATAAATGGCAAAAGCAACAATGAATATAAGTCCTGCTTTCGACAATTTTATTTTTGATTGGGATTATGAAACATACTTAGTAATTGGTTCTTATGGTAGTGGTAAATCACATGGTATTGTGCAGAAGATAATTTTAAAATGTTTTGAGGAAAAAAGAAAAGTGTGTGTATTCCGTGATGTTTATGATACACATAAGGAATCTACATTTGACTTATTAAAACAAGTTTTGGAAGATATGGGGTTACTTGCTGATAATGGTGTGAGAAAACATCCATTCAAAGTATGTTTCAAAAATTCACCTTTGGAGTTTAAATTTCCAAATGGTTCGAGAATAATTTTCAAAGGTATGGATAGTACTGAAAAATTAAAATCCTTAAATGGTGTTTCTATTGTATGGATAGAAGAATGTTCAGAAGTATCATATGATGCTTACTTGGAATTGTTAGGTCGTATTAGAACGCCAAATAAAACAATGCACTTTATTTTAAGTTGCAATCCTGTTGGTAAGTTTAACTGGGTTTATCAACAGTTCTTTGAAAAAATAAATGAAGATGGTACAACAAATGTTATTCTACGTGATGAGGTTTTATATGAAAGAAAGACCTTAGTAAAAAATGGGGTTTATTATCACCATTCGACTTGTGATGATAATCCATTCTTACCTCCTGAATATATAAAACGTCTTGATGATTTAAAAACATATGATAAATCTTTATGGGTTGTTGCACGTCTTGGTAGATTTGGTGCAACAGGTATGCGTGTATTACCTCAGTTTGAAGTAATGAATGTAAAAATGGTTAATCACTTTGTTAGTGAACTTGATCCTAAATGGCATCGTGTTGGTATGGACTTTGGATTTGAAACTTCATACAATGCTGTTATTAAGGTTGCTATTGACGATAAGAATAAGTGGTTGTATATTTATAAAGAATATTACAAAAATAAAATGACTGATGATAAAACAGCTGTTGAACTTGTTAATTGGGATAGTGAAATTAAGGATCAAAGAATTAAAGCTGATAATGCTGAACCAAAAACAATTCGTTATTTTAGAAACCAAGGTTTTCAAATGTTCCCTTGTCAAAAGAAATGTGATAAAAAATCTGAGGGTAGTAGAATTGCAAATACAAGAAAGTGTAAACGTTTCCGAAGAATTATTTGTTCCTCCGATTGTATAAATACAATTAAGGAGTTAAAGGACCTTACTTATAAAAAGAATAAGGATGGAACAATTAATTATAGTAAATTCAATATTGACCCTCATACATTTTCTGCTATATGGTATGCAATTGATGATTATAATGTAGCTGATTTAAAGGAACGTAAAAACAATAGTATTAGAGGTAAATAGAATGATTGAATATCAAAGTGAATTGATTAAAGTTCTTGATGAAACGCTAATTGAAGCAAAGAAAAGTTGTTATAACGAATTAGGATTACCAGATCCATATTGTGTAGGTTTATACAATGGTATTGAAATGGTAAGATCATTAGTTGCTGAAGAAAATCCAAAATATCTTGGAGAAGAGGAGGGTGAAAAATAATGCCAGAAGTAGTTAAAAAGTTTATTCTTGGCAAGGATAAAATTCCTGATTGGTTTAATGAAATGTGCGGTAAGGGGCGTTGTAAACTTGTTTATGATGAAGGGAATTTAGTTGGTGTTGATTTGTTTACACCAACGGGTACAAAACGTGCTAAATTAAATGACGTTATTATGCTTGGTAAATCCGGTATGTTTTTCTTAACTGGGGAACAAGAAGAAAATAATAGAGTATAGTAAGTTATGGATTACATTGTGGCAGTTATTTTGTATGATATGGATTTCAATTTATTTGATTTCTGATATTAAGCAAAATAGGGGATTAAACTCTGAACAAGTTGTTTTATCCCTTATTGCTTCTATTGTAGCTGTATTTATACCGTACTTGGTAAAAGCTTTCTTAGGAAAATTAAATGAAGAAAAAACAAGATTGATTGAAAAAGAACTTGATGGAAACGTTGATGAATCTGTTAAAAGTTCTGGAATGGAGGATGAATAATGAATATTTCATTTTTTGTTAGTTTGTTTGTTTTAGAAGCTGCTGTTGCAGGGTTGTGTACGCAGGCTGTTAAGAAGTGGTATGAAAATGCACATAAGGATTATTCTTCGAATACTATTGCTCTTGTAAATGCAATTATTGTGGGTGGTATTTTTACATCAGCTTCGTATTTATTAGTTGGTATTGAATTTACAATTAATAACATTATTGCAATTGTAGGTATGTGTGCTTTAAATTGGTTTGGTTCAATGTTGGGATATGATAAGATTATCCAGTGGTTGAAGCAGATTGAGGAGGTTAATAAAAGTAATGAAATTGAAAAGAAGTAAAAAGAGGATAAAAAGAGATACTGCATTATTTGCTTTATTTTTATCTGTAATTTTATTACTTTTCAATTTGATGTTATTTGCTTCAATATCCTATGCGATTAAGTATCCGTATGGGGATATTGAAGCAAAATCTGTTTCATTAAAGGAGAGTGGTTGGTAATGGAAAAGGGCATTGATGTTAGTTCTTACCAAAATGAAATTGATTGGACTAAAGTTAAAAAAAGTGGTGTTAAGTTTGCAATTATTAAATTAATAAGAAAAGATTTAACACTTGATAAAAGGGCTCTTGAGAATGTAAAAGGATGTTTGTTGAATGGTATTAAGTTTAGCTTTTATAACTATTCATATGCAACAAACGTTAGTTACTCTGAAATGCTTGCAAACAAAATTGTTCAATTTGTGAAATATTTCAGAACTTGTAATAGTATTAATACTACTTTGTTTGATAAATATTTTGAAAAATACATCTGGCTTGATATTGAGGATAAAACCCAAATGAACTTAGGACATATAATTGTTGATATGTCAAAAGCTTATCAGAAAGTAATTGAAGATAATGGGTTAGAATTTGGTATTTATACTGGTCTTAGTTTTTATAATACTTGTTTTTCAAAATATGCATCAGAATTTAATAATCCATTTTGGATTGCAAGATATTATAATGGTTATAAAAAAATGCAATTTTGTGCTAATGCTAATTCTATGAAAAAACCTGTTATTAAAAATGGATTATGGGGTTGGCAATATACTTCTTCTGGAATTGTTGATGGTATTACAGGAAATGTTGATTTGAATGAAAGATATGATGAGATTATTAATATGGATAATCTTTCTGGTATTTGTGAATTTTCTAGAATCAAAGATGGTAAACGTTATATTTCAAAAAACTTTACTGTTGACGAATTTAGATGTAAGGATGGTTCGGATAAAATCTTAATTGATGTTGACTTTGTTAAAAATTATTTACAGAGAATAAGAGATTATTTCAAATCACCGGTTACAATAAATTCTGCTTATAGAACAGAATCCTATAATAACAAAGTTGGTGGTGCTAAAAATTCATATCACAAAAAAGGAATGGCATTTGATATTGTTGTTAAAGGTAGAACACCATTAGAAGTTTCAAGATATGCTCAGCAACTTGGAATTGGTGGAGTTATTAAGTATAATACTTTTGTTCATGTTGATAGCAGAACAACTGTATATCATGCAATAAATAATAATGGTAAAATAACTGTTGTTAAAAACTTTTAAGGAGGAAATATGTCTGAGGAAAGTAAAATGATTATGCAACAGGAATTACAGGAAGAAGAGGATATAATTAGTACTTACCTCAACATTCCCTACTTTATTTTGGACGATGAAGTTAGTCCGTCAGTTAGGTCCAAGTATGAAAGAGAATTTAATCAAATAAACAGATATTATGATGTTTATAAAAGGGGATCTTTCTTTTTATCAGAAGGATCTAATGCTGATTATATTCCATCAAGACTTAGATATAAAAAGGCTACAATGATTGTCAATAAAGAAGCAAGATTTCTGTTTTCAAATACTCCTACATTTAATGTTAATCCTGATGATGTTGATGGGGCTAATAAGGAGGAAAATTCAATTCTTCAAAATTATCTTGATAAGGTACTTGAAATGAATAATTTTAGTGGTGATTTGTTAAGAGGTTTGAAAGATTGTTTTATTGGTAAGAGAATTGCAATAGTTGTTAATTTTAATGACGATGGTATAACAATTACTTTTTTAAAACCAACTGAGTTTATTTATGAAACAGATGGTACAAGGAATGATAATGTTACAAAGTTTGTTACTTTCTTTCAAATTAACGATTGTGAATCATTAAAAGAGCAAAGATGGTATAAGAAACGCTATACAAAGGAAAATGGTGTTGTTTATCTTGAAGAAATTATTTATGATGGCACTGGTGAAGTTATTGAAATTCCTTTTCCTAAGTCAAGAATAAGATTAAATTATATTCCTGTTGCTATTGTTTTAAATGATGCATTAACTGGGGATTATTCAGGAACCTCTGAACTTGGGGATCTTATTGAATATGAGAAGTATTATAGTAAGTTAGCTAATGCTGATATGGATGCTGAAAGAAAAAGTATGAATCCAATTAAGTATACTACTGATGCTTCAATGGAAAGTACTAAAAAACTTTCAACAAGTCCTGGTTCTTATTGGGATTTGCAAAGTGATGAGGAGAAAGCTGAAACAAGAACAGTTAAGGTTGGCACTCTTGAAGCTCAAATGAATTATTCTACCCCATTAAAAGTTACCCTTGATAGAATTGAGAATGAAATGTATGCAGAACTTGATGTTCCTAATATTACAAGTGAACAGCTTGCTGGTGTTATAACATCAGGTAAAACAATTCAGGCTTTGTACTGGGGGTTAACTGTTCGATGTGATGAAAAAATGTTAGCATGGGGGTATGCTTTACAATTTATTGCAAGGACAATTATTGAAGGTGGTATTCTTTACCCTGAGTATATTGGTAGATATACAACTGAAAAGAGATTACCAGAAATTGAATTTGAAATTCTTGTTGAAAATAATTACCCTATTCCTGAGGATGTTAAGGAAGAAAAAGAGTTGGATATTTCAGAAGTTGAATCAAATATTATGTCAAGAAAAGCTTATTTAAAGAAATGGCGTAAATTGAGTGATATTGAAGCAATGAAAGAAATTAAACAAATTCAGTTAGAAAAACAAATGCTTGATGATAGTATGGTTGATCTTTCCAATTATGACAATCAGAATGTGGATGAAGATATTGATGATTCTGAAATTGACTCAAATAACGAAGTTGATGATGAAGAGGATCAATTTGATTATGAAAATGAATAAGCGTCTATATGAGGATGCTAGGCATATTGTGGAGGCATTGTATGTCAAACCTATTTGCTTACTCCCAAGTACGAAGGTCCAGGATTGTTAGGCAACAACAAAAACAAATAAAAAAAGCATATGAGGAAGCATTGAAGGAAATTACCAAAAGTGTTGATAAGCTTTATGGTAAAAATGATGTTTCCTCATCAATGCGAAGAGTTTATCTAAATAAACTTAAGGATGATATTCAGAATCAAATGAATATTGTTGATGGTAAAACTGAAAATATTATAAAAGATAATATTGGTTTGATGGCTGAGGAAGTTGCAAGAAATACTCAGATGTATAATTCAAAAATAGGATTAAATGCTATAGTTAATTCAACTAGTTTGAAGCATAGAGTTGTAACAAATATTATTACCGGTAAAGTTTATGATGGTAAATTCACATTAAGTTCTTCTATTTGGGGTGATAATAAAAGAAGATTAAATGAAATAAATCGAATAATTGCAAGGGATATTCTTCAAAATAAAGGTGTTTATGATATTGCAAAAGATTTAGAAAGGTTTGTTAATCCAAGAGCAAGAAAGGATTATGACTGGTCAAAAATGTTTCCTGGTTCAAGGAGAAAAATTGATTATAATGCTCAAAGGTTAGCAAGAACAATGGTTAGTCATGCATATCAACAAGCATTTGTTGAATCTACTATAAATAATCCATTTATTTCAGCATATAAGTGGATTACTAGTGGAAGTAATCGTGTTTGTCCGATATGTATTGATCGTGAGTCAACAGATCAATTTGGTTTAGGGCCAGGAATATTTCCAAAGGATCGTTTGCCATTGGATCATCCCAATGGTATGTGTACGTTTGAATGTGTAATGGCTATGAATGATGAGGAGATTGGGGAGGCTATTGCTGATTGGTACCTTGGGGAAGGTGATGAAACAATGAATGATATGATTGATCGTTATGTAAATGATTTGAAAAATTTTTAAAGTTTTCTATTTACAAATTTAATAACATATGTTATAATGATTATGTTATGAAAATGTAACCTCGTTGAGGATTGCCACCACCGGCATAAGGTGGATAAAATAGAAAGGAAAAAATAAAAATGAGAAAAAAATTTTTAAAAGAAATTTTACCATTTAATCTTCAGTTTTTTGCTGAACCTGATTCTGGAAAAGAATCTGATGATGAAAGTGAACCTGATGATGAAAATGGGGAACCGGACCAGGACGATTCTGGAGTTGAAAAGACCTTTACGCAAAAGGAAGTAAATGCTATGATGGCAAAAGAAAAGAGACAGGGTAAAAATTCTGTTTTAAAGAATCTTGGTTTTGGATCTGAAGAGGATGCTAAAAAAGCTTTTAACTTACTTAAAGCGTTAACTGATTCACAGAAGACTGATGAACAGAAAATAATTGAGGAAAAGGATGAAGTTGCTAAAGGTAAGGATAAAGCTGAGGAAAGAGCTATTAAAGCAGAAAATAAATTAGCTTGTTTAATGGCCGGTGTTAGTAAGGATTGTATTGATGATGTTCTTGCTATTGCATCTGCAAAGGTTGATGAAGATAATGAATTATCTGATGTTTTAGAGGATATGAAGAAAAACAAAAAGTATGCTTTGTTTTTTGAAGAATCTGATAAACAGGATGATGAAGTTAATGATGGCCACAAAGGTACAGGAGTTAAGCCTAAAAATAATAAAGGAAGTAAGGATGAACCTGGTAACCTTGGGGAACGTTTAGCAAAAAATTCTTCTAAACCTGCAAAAAAGAGTAGTTATTTTTAAGGAGGATTAAGATGTTAAATCAGACAGGTGTTACAAAAGTATCTGGTGTTACAAGAAAAACCATCTTAGTTGATGAGTTAAACAGCACTGCATTTTCTTGTGTTGTTTCTAATGCCGGAGTTACTGCAAACAGTGAGGGTAGAAAGATTATTAAGGCGGGCACACCGCTTGTTGGTGATCTTACAAACAGAAATGCTCCATTTGCAATTTCTGGGGCTTCTGTTGAATCTTATGTTAAGACTACTGACACTACTATTACTTCTGGTAAGGATTATTACACAAGAAGTGATTCAAAACCGTATACTTACACAAAGGTTGAAAGTCCGCAGTTAAGTGACATTGGAACTTATTATGAAAAGGTTACTTCTACTGCTTCGAATGTAGTAGGTCTTGCTCACCATGATGTTGATGTTACAAAAGGACCGGCAAACAGTGGAGTTATTGTATTTGGTTTCATTGATGTAAGTAAACTTGATTCTGATGTTGTTTCAATGCTTACAAGTGATGTTAAATCAAAACTTAACATGATTAAGTTTGTAAAATAATTAGGAGGAAAATTTTAAATGGCAAGTATTTTTGGATTGGTTACATCTGAAAACATTGTTTCTTATTGGAATACAATGAATATGAATGAAACCGAAAATTTACTGGGCGAAGAGTTATGGCCCGATGAACAGAAGTTAGGCTTAGACCTTAAGTTTATCAAGGGTGCTTCCGGGTTACCTGTTGTATTAAAACCTTCCGCTTATGATGTTGTTGCATTGAAGAGAGACCGTATCGGGTTTGAAAAGGTTGCAACTGAAATGCCGTTCTTCAAAGAGTCTACAATGATTGATGAAGAAATGAGACAGCAGTTAAATATGGTTCTTGAAACTGGAAACCAGGCATACATTGATGCTATTCTTACAAGAGTATTTGATGATGAAATGACATTGCTTCGTGGTGCAAGAGCTCAGCGTGAGAGAATGAGAATGTCCCTCTTAACAACTGGTGGTATCTCAATTTCTGCAAATGGCCAGGACTATGATTATGATTATGGCCTTAAAGATTATCAGAATGTAACTGTTAAAAAAGCATGGAGTGATCCTACTGCAGATATTATTACTAATATTGAGGAATGGATCCAGGATATTGTGGATCATACTGGGGTAAGACCTGAACGTGCTGTACTTACTTCCAATACATGGAAGTATTTCCGTAACAATAATCTTATCAGAAATGCAATTTGGGGAAATAACTCTATTGCCCCTGTTTCTGCTGAAAGAGTATTATCTTATGTTGAAGATACTTTAAAGTTAAAGATTGCAAGATATGATAAAAAATTCATTGATGAACAGGGTGCTATTAAGAATTATGTACCGGATGATTTGTTTGTACTTATTCCTCCTGGAAAACTTGGTAAGGGATGGTTTGGTACAACTCCTGAACAGTCTGATCTCATGTCAGGTGCTGCTGCAAATGTAGTTATTACTGATACCGGTGTTGCTGTTACAACTGTTAAGAAGACAGATCCTGTTAATGTTGATACAAAGGTTTCCATGATTTTCCTTCCTTCCTTTGAAGCAATGGATAATATTCTTATTGCTGATGTAAAAGGGGAATAAGGAGGTAGTTATGGTAAGAATTGGAAAAGGTGAAATGGAGAAGAGGGTTTCATTATCCTCTTTCCATAATTACTATGAAAATGCCGGTTGGTTGATTTTGGATCAGGTTGTTGGACCTTCCTTTGAACAGGTTGATGAGGGGGATGAAATCTCTGATTCTGAATGGGATGAAGTTATTGATGAGGAACCTGAAAAACCTTTATCTGAAATGAATCGGGAAGAATTAACAGAAAAAGCTGAATCTCTTGGTATTGATATTTCTGGATTAACAAAGAATGCTCAGATCCGGGAGAAGATCAAGAGTTGTATGTAAATCTGGAGGTTATATGGAATTAAGTGCTATTGACAGACTGAAAATAGTACTTAGGGAAGAAGACTGCCCGTTCTTTACGGATGATGAATTAGTTTTCTATCTTGATGAGAACGGGGGTGACTTTAATCAAACTGCTTACCAATGTTTGATTTTAAAATCCGAAAGTACTTCATTAGTTATGTCTGGTTTGGAGGTTGGTGATACTTCTAAATATTTTAGAAGGATTGCCCAAAGATACAGGACAAATAACTCTAGGGTTTTAGGAGAGTAAAATGTTAGTTGAAACGTATTTAAGAAACAAAATTAAAAGGCAAATTGATTGGAATGGTCAAGAGTTTGAATTTCTTAGATACAAACAAAATGAATACCATGAGTTAACTGATGAGGTTGAGGAAAAATTTCTATTTAAAGGTATTTTCCATGAAGGTGGCGGTTACGGTGGTATGCTTAACATTGAATTGTATGAAAGAGATGGGGCTAGAACCGTTTCAAAAATGAAACCTATGATACTTTGTTTATATGAAGATGCAAAAGGTCTTGATATGGACGATACAGTTCTCATTGGTGATTGCAAATATCTTGTTGTTGAAAAGAATGATGTTAAGAATATGCATATTGCCTTTGAAATTTCATTGGAGATTGATAATGGCAGAGTTAGCTAGTGTTAGAGTTGATATTGAACCAGTTATGGTTGGATTAAAAAGATATCAGGTTTTTGCAAGGCAAAGAATAAATAGGTATTTTGGTCAACAAGCAAGAGCACTTGAAGCTTATATGAAAAGGGAAGCTAGATGGAATAATAGAACATGGCAAGCAAGAAATGGTTTACGAGCTGATGTTGTTGTTGATAGATTTGGTAATTCAAAAAATCAATATTATTCCATTTCCCTTTATCATACTGCTCCTCATGGATTATATCTTGAATTGGCTATGGAAAAAAGATTTGCTATTCTTGAACCTACTGCTAGGCTTAAGGGTCCTGATGTTATAAGAGGAATGAAGGGATTATTTAATGAGTAGTGAATGTAAAAATGTGTGGGAGTTAACTTCTGATGCTCTTACTGAAGCTGGTATTGATAATTATCCACCAGGTATTAAAAAAGGAACTTGCAAAAGCAAGTATGTTGTATTTAAACAGGATGGAGGGTCACAAATAGGAAGTATATCCTCCGAAGTTGTTTATTATGTTTTCATGCTGTATGTACCACAAAATGAATATTCTTCTCTTAGTGATTTTGAAGAGAAGGTAAGAGGGGTGCTCAATGAAAAAATGTACCCAACGTTAATTCCTACGGGATCTAAACAAACTGACTATTTTGATGATAATATTGATGCTCATATGAGATCATTTACTTATCGTAATAGTGTCAGGAATCAAAGAGTATAAGGAGGAAAGAGATGGCTAATGAAAAACTTAAAGGTAACGAAATTGCCACTATTGATTGTACAATGGTTACCTTCCAGGGATATGAAGTAGATGCTGATGAGTTACTTGTTGAAACATCAAATAAGATCGCAGTTACCATTGGCACTGAGACAACTGATGCTGTTAAGCTGATTATTAAAAACAAATTAATTGCTCAGAAGCCTCAGCAGACTGTTGTTACCGGTAATACAATTGTTCTTACTGATAATGTATTTAACGACAAATTGGTGGTTATGTTACAGGGTGGTACTGTTACTTATGAAGAAGATGGTAAAACATTTAAGAAGTATGTACCGCCTGTTGCTGGTTCAAATGTGAAACTCAAGATTTTTAAGGTAAATGCTTATTCTGCAATTTATAATGCAGCTGGCATTTGTACTGGTTATGAAAAGATAACATACCCCAACTGTCAGGGTGTGCCTATTGCATTTAGTTCAGAGGATGGAGTATTCCGTGTTTCAGAATATACAATTATTTCTGCACCGAATACTGGGGAAGCCCCTTATGAAATTGAAATTGTAAGTGCATTACCTGAAGTGACAGTATAATATAATTGGAGGAAAATGTAAAGTGGAAGAAAATATGTTAAAAGTAACCTCGATTGAGGATTTGAAAAGAATCAGTGAAGGGGAGTTGGTTCAGCTTCCTAATTTTTCTGAAAATGTACCTTTTATTGCAAGATTAAAAAGGCCATCTATGTTGGCATTAATTAAGACAGGGAAGATACCAAACGAGTTGCTTGATGAAGCAAATGGTTTGTTTACAAATGGGGTTTCAAAAACAATTAATTCTTCCCTTGACAAGGAAGTAATGATTAAGATGTTTGACCTGTTTGAAACTATTTGTGAAGAATCTCTTGTTGAACCATCTTATAGAAGTCTTAAAGAAGCTGGTATTACATTAACTGATGAACAGCAGATGGCAATTTTTAGTTATACGCAAAGCGGGGTAAGAGCTCTCAAACCCTTTCGTCAGGAACGGTGAAGTTCTTAGAATAATAGGTATTTGTAAAATGCTGGATATGCACGTCCGCCCATCTCAAATAATGGGGATTGATGATGTATATACAGCATTTTGTTTTGATGAAGCTTGTGCATTAATTGTTACAAAACTTCAAGACAAGGAAATTCCTATAATTAAAGAAGAAAGCGAAGTAAATTATACAAAGCCATCTGATGTTTATAAAAAATTTCAGCAATAAGAAAGGAGGATTCTGATGGGCTTTTCTAGTGGAGGATTTGATGTAGGAACAGCTATTGCTTATTTGGATTTGAATACAATGGCCTTTAATCGGGCATTAGAAGAGTCCCAAAGAATGTTCCAAACATTTGCTGATGATTCAGCTACTGCTGCACAGAAGTGGCAAACAGTTGGTCAAAATCTTACTAATTTTGGCACTGGTCTTACACAAAATGTTACATTACCACTTGCAAATTTAGCACAAAGTGCAATACAATCCTATAGAGATTATGAATCTGCTTTTGCAGGTGTTAAGAAAACTGTTGAATTAACAGAGGATGATATGTCTAAACTTGGTGTAACTTGGGATGATCTTTCAAATATTATTGTTAAGATGGCCCAAAGAACAGCTAGTTCGTCGGAAGAGATTGCAGGGGTAATGGAAATTGCAGGGCAGTTAGGTGTTCCTTTAGGGCAAAGCGGTAAAGACATTGAAAAGTTTACTGAAACAATGGTTATGTTAGGTGACTCTACAAATTTATCTGCTGCTGAAGCCGCTGATGCTCTTGCAAGATTTGAAAATATTACAGGTGGTAGTGTTGGAAATATTGACAGATTAGGTTCTGCTGTTGTATCATTGGGTAATAACTTTGCAACAAATGAAGATGAGATTGTTATGATGAGTACTCGTCTTGCTTCTGCTGGTACAATTGCAGGTTTGTCTGAGACTGAAATATTAGCATTAGCTACTGCAATGACATCTGTTGGTATTAAAGCTGAAGCTGGTGGTACTGCAATGTCCCAAACATTATCAAAGGTTACTGAGATAATTGCACAAGCTACTGATACAACAAGTGCTGGATCAGCTGAGGCTAGTGAGAAACTTAATTTGTTAGCTAAAACTGCAGGTATGACTTCTGATGAGTTCGTTAATACTTGGAAGAATGAACCTATAGAAGCTATTAGTGCTTTTATTGGCGGTTTAGGTAAAATGTCAGATAATGCTGAAGAAACTGTTTTAACACTTGATGAATTAGGTTTTACTGGTATTAGACAAAGTAATATGTTAAGATCATTAGCATTGTCTTCTGAAAATATGGCATCTGCATTAGATGTTTCAAATAAAGCTTATGAAGAAAATACTGCTTTATCTGATGAGGCTAATAAAAGGTATGAAACAATGGATTCCAGAATTAATCAGCTAAATGAACGTTGGAAGGAAATGAAACGGGATTTAGCTGAAATACTTATTCCAATACTTGAACAATTAATGGATATTTTGGGAAAAGTTATTGATTGGTGGATGAGTCTTGATGAGGAAACTAAACAATCCATTGTAAACTTTGCTTTATTTGCAGCTGCAATGGGTCCTGTTCTTATTGCTATTGGCAATCTTATAACTTCAATTGGAACTATTAAAGGTATTATGCCAATTATTTCTTCTGCATTTGGAAATCTTCAGGATGCAATATTGTTATCTAAAAATGGATTTGGGGAACTTGCTAATGCTGTATCTGGTACTTTCAAATTGTTTAATCCAGCAATACTTGCTATAGTTGCTGGAGTTGCAATACTTATTGATGCATTTATAAAAGCATATAATGGATCTGAGGAAGTTAGAGAGGCTGTTAGACAACTTGGGGAGGCTGCAGTTAATATTTTTAAAGCTGTTGGTGAAATATTTCAAACTGTTTGGGCTTTAATATCCCCTATAATTGGAGCAATTGTAGATTTTTGGTCAGAGGTTATAAAGATATTGTTCCCTGAAATGTCAAAGCTACTTTTAACCTTATCTGAAACCATATTAAATTTAGCAGGGGCATTAAGGCCATTATTTGAACTTGTTGGGAAGGTTGCTGCTTTTATAATTGAAACATTGAAGCCAGCTTTATTGGTTACTTATAAAATATTAGGTTGGTTAATTGATCTTATAAATAGTTTAGTAGAAATTATAAGTGGAGTTCTTGAAGTAATTATTGGTATACTTACTTTTAATTTTGACTTGATAAAAAAAGGTGTTGAAGATCTTGGAAATGGTATAAACGATTTAGTTGTTAATTTTACGGGTAAAACTATTGAAAAGATAGGTGGATTTTTTAGTAATGTTTGGAGTAAATTTACTGGATTTATATCTGATGTTTGGGGTAAATTAATTTCATTTACTACAGATGTTATTGGGAAAACTTCTGCATTTTTGTCTAATATTATTAGTAAGGTTGGTGGGTTTATTTCCGATGTTGTTTCAAAAGTTATTGGATTTTTTGTTGATATTATATCAAAAATTGTATCAAATATATCAAATATTGTTTCTAAAATCGCTGGTTTTCTTTCAGATATAATTGGTAGAATTGGTTCGTTTATTTCCGATGTTCTTGGTAAGTTGGGTTCGTTTGCTGGAAATGTTTTACAAAAAGCTATAACAATTGGATCAAATTTACTTAATGGTATATGGGGTAAAATAAAAGAAATTCCTGGAAAAGTTAGTGGATTGTTTAATGATGTACTAAATTTCTTATCAGGATTGTATAACAAATTCTTTGGTTCTGGGCAAAATATGTTCCAGGGTTTATGGAATGGATTAAAATCTATCTGGGATTCTATATGGGGTTGGTTGCAAGGTATCTGGGATAAAGTTACTGGATTCTTTAGTAATCTTTGGGGAACTATTTCAGGTGGTGTTGGTTCTTTCTTTAATGGATCCCATGCAAATGGTTTAACATATGTTCCTTATAATGGTTATATTGCACAATTACACGAGGGTGAACGGGTATTGACAAAACAGGAGGCAAGGGATTATAATAATGATAAAGGTAGTAGTAGTGGTGGTGATATTTATAATTTCTATAACACGAAACCTGATCCATATGAGTATTCCCGTCAAATGAGGATTGCAAAAATAAAGCAAAGTATGAATCAGGATTCACCGTCTGAAACATCACCAATTTATGTATAATAGTGAGGTGTGAGTAAATGATTTCAGGATTTATAATTGAAAATCTTACAACCCAAGAGCAAGTTACAATGGGTTTAACCACTGATAATCAATATTTATATAAAGAAGGTGGTGTTAATTGGGGAAGTGTTACTGCTACCCATAATACTTATAATTATCCAAGACAAGTTGGTGTTTCTATTTCTTCAACAAAAATAAATACAAGAGACATATCAATAGAAGGTTATGTTTATTATATGTTAAATGATGATGAAAGAAAAACTGTTGAAAGAAATGGAATTGCTGAATATATTCATAAAAGAATTAAAGAAAAAAAGAAAGTGTTGAGTGATTTAATTAATCCTGACGATTACCTTCGATTGTATATCGGGGATTATTATATCGAAGGTAAACCTTCTAGCTCCATTGAATTTGGAAAGGATATGCAGGATAATAACGAATATTTTTGTAAATTTGCAATATTTATTTTTTGTGCTAATCCTATGTTTAAAAAATCAACGATTATTAGAACTACAATTGCAGGTAGTACACCTGCTTTCCATTTCCCAATGATATTTTCTAATACTCAAAGGGGGATTATGAGCACAAGAGTTAATTATCTTATGTTAGCTGTACAAAATGAAGGTAATGTTGCAATAGGTGGTAGGATTATATTAAAAGCAAAAGGGGAGGTACTTAATCCAAGTATTGAAAATACAAATACAAAAGAAAAAATTGTTGTTAATAAAAAACTTGAATCTGGTGAGAAAGTTGTAATAAATACTGTAAAAGGTAAAGAACGTGGAATCACTGGTTTTTATAAAGGGGTTGAAAGAAGTTATCTTGAATATTGGAATTATGAAAATTCTTGGTTTGAATTTCAAAAAGGATTAACTATTGTTGGTTATTCAACCGAAAACTCATCAGAAAGTTTGCTTGATGTTTCTATTGAAATTAATCCAGAAAAATATGCACTGGAGGATATGTGATGAAACTTGAAATATTTAATCATGCAAATAGAACAAGAAATGATATGATTAGAACTTATACATACGTGCAATACACGGAACAATTTAATGATGTTGGAAACTTTATATTAAGAGTTCCGTGGACTGATGAATCAATACTTTTTATTCAATATAATAATTACATTCTTTTTGATGATGGCATAATGGGTGTAATTAGAGCAATAAGTATTACAGAAGAAGAAGGTAATGAGTTAGAAATAAGTGGTTATTTGTTAAATGGAATGTTGAGTAAAAGATCTTTTCTTTTAACTACTTCTTATTATGATACTGTTTCAAATATTGCACGTAGTATGGTTACTGATCTTGTTATAAACCCAGATAATATTGAAAGAAGAATTATGTTTATTAAATTGTCAAATGATAGTAAATATAATCCTACATTTACAAATAAGATAAGAGTTCAAAATACTGGGGATAAGTTGAATGAAGTAATACAGGAAATGTTTATTACTGAAAATCTTGGTTATAAACTTTATCCTAATATTAAGAATTATAATCAATCAACTGGGGAGGGTTATAATTTTGAAAGTGCTGATTTTAGAATTATAAAACCAGCTGATAGATCAAATGGAAATACAGAAGGTAATGAGCCTGTTGTTTTTTCTTTTGAGTTAAATAATTTGCAGAAATTATTTTATGCCGAAGATGGCACTGATTATAATACAATTGCTATTGTTGCATCTGAAGGTGTTGGTACTTCTAGGAAAATAATTACAGTAGGGGATGAAACTTTTACAGGTGAGTTGAGAGATGAGTTATATATAGATGCAAGGGATTTACAATCAGAAGATTCAAATGGTAATAAAATTACTGATGAACAGTTAGAGGAATTGATGATTCAAAGAGGTAATGAGAAACTTGAGGAACATCAAAAGTTTATTTCATTAACTGCAACAGTAATAACCCAGGAAACTAATTTTGAATATGGGAAGGATTTCTTTCTTGGGGATTTTGTTACTGTTATGAGTAAAACATTGAATAGGGAATTTAAACTTCAAATAACTGAAGCAATTAAAACAATATCTGAGGGTGTTGAACATTTAGATTTTTCTTTTGGTTATGATAAAGTTCAGGTAACTAAATTATTTAAGGGAGGAAAGGATTATGTCAGAAACAAGTGGGTTTTTTGAAGCACAATGGGATGATTCGTTAACTAATCCAATAACTGAAGAACAAACAGGTTGGTGGGATAGAGATTATTTAGCTTCACAATGGCAGGAATTTATGCAAATGTTTTTAGGAAACGGGGTTTTTGTTTCTCCTGTTAACCAGTGTAAAGTTATTCCGGGAACAGGTCTTACTGTTATTGTTACACCTGGGTGGGCATTTATTAATGGTTCTTGGTATCATAATAATGCAAACCTTGTAATTAATTTATCACCAAATACAACCTCTAGTTCTAGAATTGATTCAATCAAGTTAAGGTATTCTGATTCAACAAGATCAATTAATGCTTTAGGTTTTACAGGGGAAACAACATTAGTTAGAGGAGAATCAGTTTATGATTTGAAAATAGCGGAAGTTACCGTTCCTGTTGGGGCTGTTACAATAAGTGATGCAAATATAACAGATACAAGATCAAATGAAAATGTATGTGGATTTGTTAAAGGACTTGTTGATGTTGTTGATACGAATGATTTGTTTAGTCAGTTTGATGCAATTTTTAACAATTGGTTTGATACAGTTAAGGATCAGGTTACCGGGGATTTAGCAATAACTCTTCAAAGGGAATTTTTAGAATTAAATAAAAATGTTGAGAATTATAAAACTGAAACTGAACAACAAATTAGTGAATATCAAGAAAATGTAAATTCACAGGTAAGTATTGCAAAAGGTTTGGTTGAGAATTATGTTTATAATGATTATACATCTGATGTAATAAGTTTAACTTTTTCTAATAAAGTTTGTGAAATAACTGATGCAAAGGTTACAGCAAATAGTTTGATTGATGTTTATTTTACTGCTGATACAATACAAGAAGCTGAGGATTGTAAAATTGTTGTTGATAGTGAAGCTGGCAAAATCAAGTTGACTGCTGAGAAACAACCTAGTAAAATAATTAAGGCTGTATTTAGGGTGAGGGTGATAGTATGAGGGGAAGAACAAATGTAACTCAAAGATCTGGGGCTGCACAAGTAAATGGTGATGTTAAAAATTTAGCTGTTAAAACTGGAAATACTATTTCTATTGGTGATTTTGTTTCAGTAGAGTATGGCCCATCTTCTAGCTATTTAACATCTGGTGCTGCTGCTTTAGATACTAAAAATAGACAAGTTTTTAATATATCAGATGATAAATTAATTTTCTTTTATTCAAAATATGCTGAAGTTTATAATACAAATAATGGTATAGTTTTAGAGACAAAATTTGTTGGTACCTGGACTTCTCTAGGTGGAAGTCCATCATATGCAGTTTGCAAAATTAGTAATAATAAATTTGCAATAATATCTTCATTGTCAAGTATTAAGTATTCAGATTCAGGTGTAAAAATAGATTTTATAACATTTAATTTTGAAGAAAAAAGTTTTGAAGTTGAAACCAAATCATATGTAAATTCAAATGTATCATATATTTCTGATTATATTAATAGTGTACAATATTTGAATGGCAAAATTATTGTTGCATCAGGGGAATATTCAACATCAAAATTTAGATGGTTGTTACTTTTTGATGTTGAATCTACTACAGTTGATTATTTTCAAACATCTTATAAAGGTAGCGGAATTATATCAATAGTGATTGCAGATGGGGGGGATTTTTACTTATTTTGCGGATCAAATGAAGCTACTATACAAATTGAAAAGTACAATATTTCTACAACTACTTTGTTGAAAGGGACATTTACTTTTAGTGATAATTCAATTAGGTTTTATTCAACCTATTGTTGTTATTTAGGTAATAATATGTTTGCGATAGCTAGCCTAGTTTATATTGATATTATTTCTATAAATGATGGTACTGTTACCATTTTAAATAGTTTTAAAATTACTACTAATTATATTGCTTCATATTTTGTTTATTCTGGTAATTTAATTGTTTTTGAGATTAGTTCTACAAGTAATATTGTTTTGTGGTATCATGTTATACCTATAAAAAATATAGAAAGTTATACTTTAGATTCTGGGTTTAAATTTAATTTAGTAAGTATAGTTGGTTATTATGATTATTGGTATATAAACTTTAATATTGTAACTAATGGTTTTGTTTTATTATCAATGAAGTATAATACTTCGAATTTGGCAAATGCTATACTTTGTGTTTTAAATGATGGAATTATAGCTGGATATGATAGTGAATCATTTGTTACAAGTTATAATGGTAAAGCTTTAGGGTTTGCAAAAACAGGGGGATCAGCTGGGCAAACTATTGAAGTATATGTTCCATATGAAAGTTAAAAATGTTATTTACAAAAATGTAAATGTGTGTTATAATAAAAATATGGAAGGAGGATATGCATGAACGTAATTTCTTTAATTGGTTGTATTGTGGGGATTATTGGTTGTGTAATTGGTGTTGCTACATTTGTTTCAGCACAAATAACTAGAGCAAAACAAGATGGAATGTCAATTGCAAAGTTAGACCAATGTGTAAAAGGAATTGAAGAAATTAAAAATAATATGAAAGAAAAGAACCATGAAATTGATATTGTAATTGATGAACACTCAAAAGCTATTACAAAGTTACAAACAGAAATAAAAACAGTGTTTAAAAATTTGAATATGGATCATTAGGAGGAAGGTGTAAAATTGAATGGGGAAATTGAAACCATTGAACAAATTGAGGTTACAAATAAATTACTTGTTGACATGGTTAAAAATCAGAAAGAAAGTTCAAAAAGTTTGTTTAGAGTTTTTATTGTAACTGTTTGTTGTTTTACTGTTTTGCTTGTATCTTTAATTATTGGATTCTTCTACTATGAAAGCCAATTTTAAGTAACTGATAAGGTTACTACCAAGATTGAGCAAGAGGTTTCTGGAAGTGATTCCTCTATTAATAATATTGAAGGCAATCAATATAATGATAGTTCGGTGCACAATCAGAATTAAGGGGGTGTAAGTTATGCCTGCTAAACAAACAATAACTATTACAAGAACAAGGACTAGAACAAAGAAAAGTAATAGTAAATCTAAAAGTTCAAATAAAAGATGTAATCAAAAAAGATGCCCTTCATGTGGGAGGTATATGTGAATGGGTAATCATTTAGATATAAAACATAAAATCCAAAAGATCCACGTTTGATGAAATATTGAATGAATCAATGTTAAATGATAAAGAAAAGCAATTGCTAACATTGTATTATGTAAATGGTAAAACTCTTGATTATATTGCTGATACAATGGGTTACTCATTAGCAAGTGCTAAGAAAATTCATAAAAGAGCTTTGCAGAAAATTGAGTCGTTACTATAAGTTAATGCTTGTAGTAATGGCTCTTTTTATTTTATATTAATTCTATACTTTTTGTTATCTTTGAATATCTTAATTCTACTCTAGTACCCAATGTTATGATTTATAATGTAATTATAAAAAGGAGGAGGTGTTATGTACCAAGTTATAGTTACAGATGATTTTATAAATCTAATGAAAGAACTTCCAATAAAGTACTTAGCTATTCTTACAAAATCATTCTTGTCAATAAATAAAGTCGAAGAAAATATTCCAGTTGAAAATAGAGAGTTTATAGTTGATTTATTAGAACAAATTAAAAATCAAGAAATAGAATAGGAGGAATATATATGGCAGGTTATCCACCTTATAATCCATATGCTTATGCACAACAAGTAAATCCTTATGAACAAATGAGAAATAATTTTCAAATGCAACAGAATCAATATCAGCAACCATATGTACAACAGGTTGCTCCTCAAAATAACTTTTTAAAAGTAGTTGAAGGAATTGAATCTGTTAATGTTGCTGATGTTCCAGTAGATGGTAATCCTTATTATTTTATTAAACCTGATGGTTCTGCTATTTATGCAAAGAGATGGTTGCCAGATTGTACAACAAGAGTTGTAACATATTTACCTGTTGAAAATAAACAGGGAGTTGTAGAACAAAAAGAAAATTCTTTAAATGAGGAGTTAATGAATCGGTTTAATATGTTAGAAGAAAAGATTGATAATATAAGTAAGATGTTTTCTTCAAATAATAAATCTGTTGTTAAGAGTAATAAAAAGGAGGAAGTTAATAATGATGCTAAATCCAATTAATGTAATTTTGAATAAAATGTTAAGTGATCCTAGAATTAATAGTAATGAGGTTGCTCAAAATGCTGTTAACCTTTTAAGGAAAGGGGATAGTAGAGGATTGCAGCAAATGGCTGAAAATCTTTGTCAACAGAAAGGTGTTACAGCAGAAGAAGTTAAACAAAAGATTTTAAGTTCATTTGGTTTTTAAGAAATAGAACCATGGAGTGCACACTTGGTTTTATAATAAATAACAAGGAGGAAAAGAATTATGTTTGCTAACAGTCCAAGTTTAGCCGACATTGCTGCTGTTACCGGTAATAACCGTAACAATGATGGAATGTTTGGTGGTGATGGTTGGTGGGCCATTATTATCTTCGCTCTGATTTTTGGTTGGGGTGGATTTGGAAATGGATTTGGTGGTTATGGAAATGGTAATGGAGGTGGCTATGTTGCTACTGCTGCTACTCAGGCAGATATCCAGAGAGGTTTTGATAACTCCACAGTTCTTTCTAAATTAGATGGTATTACCAATGGATTGTGTGATGGCTTTTATGCTGTTAATACAAGTATTATGAATGGTTTCCATGGTGTTGATAATGCTATTTGTAACTTAGGTTATCAGACCCAGCAGGGATTCAATACAACAAATGTTGCTTTAATGCAGGGACATAATGCTTTACAGGCACAGCTGGCTGATTGTTGCTGCCAAAACAGGGAGGCTATTGCCCAAGTAAGATATGATATGGCACAGGACACTTGTGCTTTACAGAATACTATGAATAGTAATACAAGGGATATTATTGATAGTCAGAATGCAGGTACACGTGCTATTCTTGATTATCTGTGCCAGGAGAAGATTTCTTCCTTACAGGCAGAAAATAACTCTTTAAGACTTGCTGCTTCCCAGGATCGTCAGAGTGCATTGCTTACAACTGCAATGACAGCTCAGACACAGCAGATAATTAATTCTGTTAATCCTTCTGCAATTCCTGCTTATGTTGTTCCTAATCCGAACGCTTATGCTTATGGTAATTGTTGCAGTGGATGTAATTAATGTCTGATAATAGTAAGCAGTTATCTTGGTTAGATTTGTTAACTGTTTTATCTATGATATTACAGGTTGAAAGTTATGAACAAAATTTAAAACAAACATCTAATGATGATTTGTTAAATGAACTTCAGAAACAAGATCAAGAATATCTTGATAAAATATTAGACAATCAAAACAAGGTAATAAATTTATTAAATGACATTGCAAGTAAACTCACCAATTAGGTTGATTTAATTAAAGACGAAGTGGGTTTATTATTGAATCTGCTTCGTCTTTTTTATTAGGAGGATAAATTTATGGCTTGTAAAAATGTTTGTAAGTTATGTGATAATCTTGTTATATCACAAGGTGTAACCTTTACAGGTGGAAATTTAGTTATAAATTTGCCAGCTGGAAGTTATTCAAATAATAGGAAAGTTTGTATTGTTATTGCTCAGTCAATTCCAGATGCAACTACAATAAATGCCCCTGTATATGTTACAATTGGTTCTGGTACACAATTATATCCACTTGTTAAAAGAAATTGTAGACAAGTAACTGCTTGTGGAATTAGAACAAGGACCAAGTATAGTACTTGTGTTGAAACAACTCCAACAGGAGGTTTGTTTAAAATGTTAGGAGATCCTTGTTGCTCACCTAATAATAATCTTGCTTCTATAAATGGAACAACACCTGTTGTATCAACTTCTAATGATGTTGAAGTACAATCTGTAAAAGGAGGTAAGTAATTATGCATATTAAAAGAATCCACGAAATGGTTGAATGTTTAACAAAGATTGCAGATGAAGAGTTAAGCAAGGGTGCAGAATGTGTTGATACACAGGAAATGGGAGAAGTCATAGATATGATTAAAGATTTATGTCAGGCTGAGTACCATGCAAGAATTAGTAAAGCAATGGAATGTGAAGAGGAAGAAGAGGAGTTTGAGGAAAAGTATTTAATTGCTTTACTTAAAGAAGAATATGGGGAGGATGATTACCGTAAATTCTATGACCGTTATCGTTACGAGAATGGAAGATTTGCTCCAAAAGGTAAGGGGCGTAGAATGGGTTGGGAACCTATGAAGGATGAGCCTCCGTATAAGCACATGGCTATGAATCGTGATTTTGATATGGATGATTATGGAAGAATGTATTCTGGCCAGAAAACATCAAAATATGGTTACAGTCATGATGAGTATATGAAGGAGAAACAGATGCATCCTGGAATGGATGAAGCAAGCAAGAGAATGAGGATGGATAAACTTGATGAGTACATTTCTTCACTTGTTGATATGAGTAAAGATATTGTTCATGGAATGTCTCCAGAAGAAAAACAAAATTGGAAAACAGGTATTACAAAATTGCTTAATGTTTAAGAAAGGAAGGGAGCTGAAATATGCTCCCTATTTTTAAATATGAAAATAAATATAAATGGATATAATTGGGATGTGGTATATACTTCTGATCTTAATAATTTAAAACGTTCTGACGGTGTTATTACTTTAGGTGTTACTGATATTAATCTTATGTGTATATTCATTTATTCTAATCTTGATGATTATATGCGCTCTAAAGTATTAATCCATGAATTAACCCATGCTTATATGTTTTCATATAATTATTATATTCCATTAGATCAGGAGGAATTTATATGTAGCTTTGTTGAAAATTATGCTAAGGATATATTGCATCATTGTGATTATATCCTATATAATTATTATGCCAGTAGAATGCCTCTATAATCCCCATATTGACATTGTTTTATTAATGTGATACAATTAACCCATAAAAACATGAAACCGCCTATATGAGGCAAATACATTGTCATATTTGAAAACTTTTTTAAAATTGCCTATTGACATATGAAATTTCATATGCTATAATGTAACTACAATAAACAAATAACTTATTCTGATATAAAAATGTAATGCAAAACAAGATTGTAATGAAACATAAAACAACATGAAGTATAAAATATATGACTTAAGAATTTTTAAATAAAAGAAATTAACAGAAATGTTACATCAGCAAGTGTTTGTGAATGAAATACAGATTATATGTTTTATTTACAATCCGTGCAAATTGTAAGTACTCATATAATCTGTATTGTTTTATAAAAGGTATATAGCTCAGTGGTAGAAGCAAACAATTTAATTGTTGAGTCATAGGTTCGATTCCTGTTATACCGATTTCCAGAGTTGTTCTGGTATAGCCAATAAGGCACAAAATCAAAAGGAGGTCATATGATATGACAAAAATTGAACTTTTAGGTTTACCAAAAAAAGACATTGCCAATATGTGCAAGGAAGCTGGCTTACCTCGTTACAAGGGAAAGTCTGAATTAACAAAGGAAGAAATGATCGACAATCTGTTAGCTAATGTTGAATTTGTTGATGAAAGCTATACAGGTGATGATGCCATTGTTGTTAAGCAGGGAGAGGACAAAACTGAAAAGGTTGAGGATCCTGTTGGTGTTGAAGAAAATGTTGAAGAACCTGAACCTTGGATTATGAAGGATAGATCTGATTTGATTGAAAAGGCTGAGGTTGGAACATTAATTGCATTTTACGATGAAAAGGGAAAGCCTAGAACAGCAGCTCTTGTAAATCGTTCCTCTAAGAAAAAGGTTGTTAAGCTTGTAACCGAATTTGAAAGAGAATTTATTATACCATATGATAATGTTATTTGGATTAAGAAAGGAAACAGATGGCCACGTGGGGTATATAATCTGTTGAAGGGTTACAAGACAAATGGAGTTAAAGAAACCGAAAACAAGTAAGCAACAGGATGAAAAGGTTAGGGTTTATGTTTCTGAGTTAAACAAATTGCAAAATGACTTTAAAGAATATGAAAAACAGTTTAAAGAAAAGAAAGAAAAATTGCAAACTAAGATCAGAAATTATATGTATATAAATGGGTTTACAAACTTTCGATTCAGTAATCTGGATGGTAATGTTGTTAAAGTTGCAAATGTTAAACAAAGAAAAGTTGACTTTGACATTGAACTGTTAAAAGAAAGACTTGATAGAGATATATTAAAACAAATTCTTATTAAGACTTATACCATTGAAGATTTTGAAGGATTGAAAAAGTATTTGAAATCATGTGGTGTTGATCCAAAGAAGTTTGTAAAGTATTTATCCATTAATGAGGTTGTAGATCAAAAGAAGATCAATGAGCTTTCTGAGTTGGGTGAAATAACTTCAAAGGATTTAAAAGGATGTTATACTGTAACTGAAAGTGTTGGTTATATTCGTATAACAGAGTCAGAAAATTTGGAAGCTGAGGAATAAGTTATGCAGGAAATAAAGGAAGGGAAGCCATTTGTATATGAATGTGGTGGAAAAGAATTAGCCAAGGTTTTATATTATTATGGTTATGTTTCTGACGTTTCCTCTAGTGAATACAAAATAGTTTGTCCTTTTCATGGTGACGTTAATCCAAGTATGATGGTTGACTTAGAGAAAGGTACATTCCTCTGTTTTGGTTGCAATGCTTCTGGTGATGCTTTTCGATTTGTTGAATTGATGAATAAGAAGCTTAATACATTACAAGTAATGTTGAAGTTTTTAAAAATTTTAAAATCCGACAAGGTAAGTAAGATAGATTTTTCTAAACGTAGAAGAAAAACAAAAAAGGAAAGCCAAGAGCTTTATAATATTGCACATGATTACTATTATGGATTATCAAAAGTTGACTGGGTTAAAGATAAATCTACTGATGTTGTTGAATCAAAGAAGTATATGAGGAAACGTGGGTTTACACCTAGAACTTTAAATGAAGTTGGAGCAAAGATAACATATAATAGGCAGTATCAAATAATTTTTCCGATGTATGATAATGATACTTTTAAAGGTTGGGTTTGTAGAACAACACTTCCTGAGGTTGAGAAGAAACGTAAATACTTATATAATGAAGGGTTTATGCGAAGAAATACATTGGTTGGGAATTATGAAGGCTGGGAATTTGTGTTTGTTGTTGAAGGATATATGGATAGACTTAAATTTATCCAATATGGAGTTCCTAATGTTGTGGCAATTCTAGGTTGGAAAATGTCAAAGGAGCAGGAATCAAAGTTAAAGAAAGCTGGTGTTAAATACATCATAAGTGCTTTGGATAATGATGAATGTGGAAGAAAAGGAACGGAGTATTTAAAAAGTATTTTTAGGAATGTTACCAGATTCTGTTACTTAAAAGGTATAAAGGATCCTGGGGAAATGTCAGAAGATCTTTTTAATAGGATGTATGACAAAACAATAAGTAAATACGCACAAGATAGGCGAAAGCGGTAGTCAACACTTACCCGTAATCAAAGAGTATGATCCTAGACGTTACATTTGTAAAGGCGGTAGCGAATCAGGAAAAGAGATCAAATGGTATGAGGGTCAAAGACAATTAATCCGTAGCCTGGTAGTTGCATTGGAAAGGAAATTAAAATGGGATTATTAGATAAGATTAAGGCAGATGCTCAGAAGTCAGGGCAGAATAAAGGAAAGTTTATTTTCTTTAAAGAAGGCGAAAAAAAACGTGTTCGTTTCTTAAGTGATATGGAGGACGGTATTGAGGTTGTTTTCCATGACAGTTTTGAATTAGGAATTAATGTTCCTTGCCAGGAAATTTTTGGAAGAGAATGTCCTTATTGTGAAGAGGATGATTTGAGAACCCGTTCCCAGTATGCTTGGTCTGTTTGGGATTATGAGGCAAAAGAAGTTAAGATCTTTATGTTCCCTATGAATAACTGTTCTCCGTTAGGTGCTATTGCTGCAATGTATGATACATACCATACATTACTTGATCGTGATTATGTTATCAGTGTTCAGGGAAAGCAGCAGAACAAGACTTATTCTGTTGTACCTATGGATAAGAACAAGTTTAGGAATGAAAAGGCAAAGCCATTATCAAAACAGAAGTTCTTAGATATTCTGGATAAGGCATATCCTGATGAATTGTCAAAGTCTAAGAATGACGATGATGAAAAGCCTAAGAAGTCAAAGAAGAGGAAAGAGGAACCTGAAGAGCAGGATTATTATGAAATGTCAGCAAAGGAGTTATATAACCTTTGTGAGGATCGTGGAATTGAAGCTGAACCAAAAATGAAACCCAAGTATTATATTGATTTATTGGAAGAGTATGATGAGGAAAATGAATCAGACGATGATTGGGATGAGGATAATAGTTCTGATGAGGAAGATTACTCTGATATGAGTGCAAAAGAGTTATTCAATCTTTGTAAGAAACGTGATATTGAAGCTCTCCCAAAGAAGCCTGAAAAGTACTACATCAATCTTCTTAAAGAGAATGATAAGGCCCATGATGATTGGGAAGAGGATGATGAAGATTCAGACGATGATTGGGATGAGTAGAAAAATTGGGAAGACATAGTTCTTCCCATTTGAATTTTATTGGAGGTTGAAGAAATGAAAAAGAATATTGTAGTGTTTGGTTGTGATAATACAGGAAAGACTACACTTGCACAAAAGATTGCTTTTAAATTAGGAGGTCAATATGTAAAAAGTTTAGGACCTAATAAAACAAAGAATGAACAGTTAGATTTCATGTTTGAAAATTTAAACTCTGACGGTATAAAGGTATTTGATCGTTTCCCGATAATTGAGGAGAGTACAAGTGGTGTTGTTTTAAGAGGCCATAATAATTTCCAAACGTGGCGTGAGCAGGAAATGGATTTGCTTAACAAAGTTGATGTTTTTATTTTCTGTAATCCTGGTTTATTTAACATATTAAATTGGGGTGAACGGGAACAACTTGTAGGTGTAAAAGATCATGCACTGGAGTTAATTAATAAGTATAATGAAATTGCAGTTCTTTTGCAGGATTATTATCATAATGTAATTGAATACAATTACAAAGTAAATCCTGTTGATGAAATATTTATTAATAATTTAAAAGGTAAATTGGAGGTATAATGGGATGAATATTACTCATGCGGTTGAAGAAAAAATTGAAGGTGACAAGTTAGAAGCCATTTTTGAAAGACAAAAAAGTTTAATGTTTAAGTACCATGATATTGAGAAGAAAAGTGGTTTACTACAAACAGAGGATTGTCCTGTTAACCTTGATGATAAAAGAGGCCAGGCAAGAATTAAGGATTTCTCATGGAGGGTAATGGAAGAAGTTGGGGAAGCACTTGATGCAAGAGAAGATGGGGACCAGGAACATTTTTGTGAAGAATTGATTGATGGTTTACATTTTCTTACTGAATTAACAATCCTTGCAGGATATGAACCGAAAGATATTTGTTGGGAAGATCCGAAGCAGATGGATATGCTTGATTACATGGTTATGAATGTTGAGGATGTTATGGATATTATGGAGTATATTAATATTAGCAATTATGTTGCAAACTTAGTAATGGATTTGGGCATGATGTGTAACTGCTTGAAGAATAAACCATGGAAGCAGACAAATATGATTACCGATAAGGAACATTTCCACAATAAACTTTGTTGTGTTTGGAATGATTACATTCAGCTTTTAAGTACACAAATGAACGCAACTGAAATCGCAATGGTTTACTTAAAGAAGTCCCAGGTAAATAAGTTTAGACAGAGGTCAGGGTATTGAAGGTAAGGAAGTATAAAGATTTTGATGAAATGTTTTTAAAACTTAATCAAGAAATAGTAACTAATCCTTGGGAAATGTTAGATTACTCTAATGGTATATTAGGTTACATGGATAATGTTTTTATTGCTTGTAAAAACTGGGATTGCAATTTGGATTTAGGAAAATTTGGATATAAGAAAAATAAGTGGGGACATTTGTTGAGAACTTATATAAATTATGAAGAACTTCTTAAATTCCATGAAAGATTAAAGACAGCATCTGGGTTAAGTTTGACATTTTATTTTAATCAAAAGAAAATTAATAATGGTTCTTGTTTATTGGCAATTGTTCTATCAAGAAAAGACAGGAATAAGGATTGGGATAAGTGCAATGTTATTTACAGAACAACAGAAACCCAAAGAAGAATGGCTGCTGATCTTTGTTTGATAAATAGTTTTATAAGGGAATTGCCTGAATGTTGTAAAATTGAAAGAGTTACTTTTTACATGGCTCAATCTTATATTTCAGCAATGGTGATTAATGGTTACTTTGATTATTTTGGGATTGATATGAGTACTCTTGATAAAACACATTCTTGGATTAAAAATTTGGTTAATCAACATGACCATAATTTTGTTAAAGGGGCAAGGATTACAACATATCAATCAATGGCTAAAATGCAGAGAATGGCATTGGGCATGGATGAATATCCACAATTGCTTTGCAAGGATTTGTCAATAAAGGAACATTTTGAAAGTAAAATGAAAAAGGAGAAAAAATAAAATGAGAATTTATATTAACTGGGAAGAAGCTTACGAAGAAATAAAAAGGGATCTTGCTGAAATGGGAATCCTTGTAAAACCTAAAACAATGCAAGATAAGGTTGTAGAAGGAAACCCTGATTATGAAACAATGGAATTGCAGAATTATTGCTATACAATTCTTAATGCAAAATCAAAAGATGTTACTGGTGTAATTCAACCTTGGGCTGATGCAGAATTTATGGAAAGAATTTGCAATCCGTTTGCATCAAAAGAATTTACAGGTTGTCTTGATAAACCTGAATTTATTAATCCTGGGGAAGCATGGAAGTTAAGAGAAGATGTATGGACTGAGTATATGCATGATGGGAAAATGGCTTATACTTACAATGAAAGAATCTGGCGTAATGAACAGCTTACAAAGATTATTGAAAGATTAAAGCAGGACAATGATTCAAGACAGTTATGGTTGAGTATCTGGGATCCTAATGAGGATGTTGATAAGCTAGGGGGTATTTCCCGTGTTCCTTGTTCATTAGGTTATAACTTTCAATTCCGGGATGGTAAACTTAACATTCACTATGTTATGCGTAGCTGTGATTTCAATACACATTTTATTAATGATGTGTATTTAGGAATTAAATTATTGGAATATGTTGCTGATAAATGTGGAATGGAAGTAGGTAATTTCACCCATACAATGTTCTCCTTGCATGTTTATAAAAAAGACGTTGCAAATGTGTTCTAATTGTGTTATAATTGAATAAAACGAATAGGATAGGATGGTTTGATACCATCCTTCCTTAGTATTAAAAGGAGGACAAAGAAATGCTTGATTTGCACCGCCATGATGAGTATTCTACATTTGATGGATTTGGGAAGGCAACGGAGTTAGCAAAGTTAGCAAAGGAATTAGGTCATACTGCATTAGGTATTTCAAACCATGGGAATACAAATGGTTTGGTTCAACATTATTTAGCTTGCAAGGATGTGGGTATTAAACCTGTATTAGGAGTTGAAGGTTATTTCCTGCCTACATACAAAGAACAAAATAGGGGTTACCATTTATGTTTGTTTGCTAAAAATCATAAGGGTTATAGAAATATAAATGTAATTCAGTATGAAGGTGAAAAACAAAAATATTACAATCCGATATGGACTTTTGAATTGTTAGAAAAATACAATGAAGGAATTATTTGTACTTCTGCTTGTATTGCAGGATATTTAGCACAATGCTTAAAGGATGATAAAATAAAACTTGCTGAAAAGTTTGTTAAAAAAATGGTTAGTATTTTTGGTGATGATTTTTATATTGAAATACAACCATATAAAATTTCTGAAAAAGGTTTGCAAGAAAGTGTTAATGTTAAAGCAATTAAACTTGCAAAGAAAATGAATGTTAAGTGTATTATGACATCAGATAGTCATAGAGGTGCTAAGGATGATTTTGATACTTATCTGAAAATGCATGAAATAGCAGGGCATGATCTTGAACATATTGAAGAGACATATAAAGAACGTTATATGCCAACAGAAGAAGAGTTTATTAGTAGATTTGTCAAGATGCATAAAAATGATTTTGGAAATGAAACAAGAAAGATTGCTTTGAAAATGATTTCAAACCTTGATGAAATTGAAGAAAAGGTTGATGATGATATTTTTAAAGATCTGGAAGAATTACTTCCAAAGTTTAGTTCTGATTCGGATGCATTAATCAAAAAGAAAATTAAGGAAGGATTGGAAAGTAAAGGTAAATGGACTAAGAAACATCCTGAAACTGGATTAAATTATATTCAGCGTGTTAAAGATGAGTACCATGTAATTAACACGTTAGGATTCCATGATTACTTCCTTATTGTTGCTGATTATGTTAATTGGGCAAAATCAAATGGCATTAATGTAGGACCAGGAAGAGGATCATGTTGTAATTGTTTGATTGCTTATGCATTAGGTATCACAGAAGTTGATAGTTTGTTATTCGGCTTGGATTTCCGAAGATTTTTACGTGAAGATAAAAAGAAACTTCCTGATATTGATATGGACTTTGAAACATCAAGAAGGTATGAAGTTATTGAATATGTTATTAATAAATACAAAGGAAAGACTGCACGTATTGCTTCATATGGTTTGTATAAGGTTGATAACTTAATTAATGATCTTGCAAAGGTTTGTGGTTTGCCAACTGATAAGAAGGTTGATGAGGAAGAGGTTAAGCAAAATAAAGCAGAGATTGCAAAAATTAAATCATTGTGTAATAGATACATTGATGAAAATGCAAACTTAGATAAAGCAGGTTTGTTATCTGATAGTGAAACTATTATGTATAATAAACAGTATGATAACATACTTAAACATTTTTCTAAATTGTATTTTAAAATGAGGTTTATTGGAACTCATGCAGCTGGTGTTGCTGTTACAGGTGGAGATATTCTTGATTATACTTCATTAAGAATTGATAAGAATGGGGATATATATACAAACTATGATCTGAACGATATGGAAAATATTAATGTTATTAAGTTTGATATGTTAGGCCTTGGAACAATGGAGGAAATTGGGGAGTTAAGAGAATCAACTGGGATTAGAGTTGTTTATGATGAAGTTGCAAAAGATAAAAAGGTAATTGAACAATTTGGTTTAGGAAATACAAATGGTATTTTCCAGTTTGATAAAAAAGCTGCAAGAGATATTCTTGTTAATATCGGAACGGATTGTTTTGATGATATAGTTGCAGCAAATGCTATGAACAGGCCTGGCCCTTTAAGTTTGAAAATGCCACAAGCATATGCAAAAAATAAAAAGGATATTGAAGAATCAAGAAAAAGTTTATATTATAAATATACAAAGGAATCTTATGGAACTGTTATATATCAGGAGCAGATTCAGCAAATATGTGTTTATATAGGTGGTATGACATGGGGTGATGCAGATAAAGTAATGAAAATGATTGGTGGACAATCACAATCTGCTGATGCCGTTGCTGAATTTGAAAAGAATAAAAAAGAACTGCATGATAAGTTTGTAAGTGGTGCAATGAAAAATGGATTGACTAAAAAGCAAGCAGAAGAAATGTTTGAGGTTATGTTAGTTTATTCATTTAACAAAGGCCATGCTTGTGGATATTCCCTTGTATCTGTTGAAGAAATGTTTTATAAGGTTTATTATCCAATTCAATTTTGGGTTGGGAAAATTAAGTATGCACCAAATGAAGATATGTATGACAAGTATTGCAGTTATGCTTCCAAAGATGGTTGTGTTATTTTCTTACCACATATTAATTATTCCGATGTTAAAACAAAGATTAGAAAAGTTGATGGGGAATATTGTTTACAACGTGGTATTTCAGAATTAAAAGGGGTAGGTGAAAAAGCTGCAGTTGAAATTGTTGCTGAAAGAAAACGGCATGGAATATTTACTTCATATGATAACTTCTATGACCGTTGTAAATCAAGAGTTGTTAATTTGCGTGTACTTAAAATAATAAAGGAACAAGGTGCTGGTGAATTTAATAAAAAGACTTATATAAGTCGTGTAACAAAATATAACAGTGCATTGCTTAGTAGAACTATTAAGTAGGAGGTACTATGTTAAAGCTGATAAAACTTTGGAGTGTTCATTACCAAACTTTAGAACGTGGGGAAGCAAAAGCTTTGTTTTATACTTATGTTAATAAAGACCAAGGATTAACACTTTATATTATTAAGAATAAATTAATGGGTATTAATAAGAAAGTTAGTAAGTTTGAGGGTAATGATTACTTCAAAGAAATATTAGCTAATTATAGAAATGTTAAGGTTAATAAAATAATTGATGAAACTTTAGAAAAATAATTGTTTACAAAAAGAAATAAATGTGGTATAATGTAAATAAATAAAAAACCGAGGAGGTATTAAAAAATGATTGAAGTAAAAGACCATCCTGAAATGGAGGAATATTTGATGGTTGAACGTGCAAAAAGAAATATGTCAAAATTTGAGGAAAGTGAAATTAAAACAAGGATTTCTGCAATGGAAAAGGAAGAGCTTGTATTTGCAATTAAATACTTTCCTACTGAGGTTATTCAGAATGAATTGACAAGACGTATGCAAAAAGCAAAAAGACTTAATGCAAAGATTAAGGAATTATACAAGGAGGTTCAGGAAGTATGAGGATGTGGCATAAAAGTTTAATTGATGTTTTACCAGATAAACAGTTAATTGCACAATGGAGAGAATTATGTGCAATAGTTGGTAGTATTAAAAAAAATGGTACACCAAACCATTTACTTGTTAATAAAGTAATGTGGTATAATAAATCACATTTTTATAACTACTGCTGTTTGATTTGTAATGAAATGTTCAACAGAGGATTTGAGCCAACGGATGAATCAAGAAATAAGATTTTGGAATATGTTAGTGATGAAGAGAGGCAGGTAGGATCCTCAATCAGTATTGTAGAATTATATCAATCCTGGATGAATGATCGTTACCTGCTTCAGTGCTTTTATAATCTTCAGGAGAAATTTGATTGTGGTGGCATTGATTCTATTGATTGGAAAAGAATTGTTGAAAAAGTAAAACAACAAGGATTTGAATGGGAGATAAAGCTTTGATGTGTATGAAAAATATAATTGATATGAACCGAAATGAATTGTTAAATGAAGCAGGTTTATTTATGTTGATATTTGAAAACAAATATCTTGGTGTTACTTATGATATTGAAGATGGAAGAATTTCAAGAAGCTATAAAAGATCAATAGGAGGAGATGTGTTTAATGCCAAAAACAAATAAGGAAGGAATTATTAAATTATGCAATTCGATTAATAAAAAGGAAGGGGAGGGGGCAATTTATACTATTGGATCTGAACATTCAAATTTAAAGATTAATAGATTTTCAACAGGAATTGAGGATCTTGATAAAATAATTGGTGGTGGAATCCCGGAGGGAAGGATTGTTGAAATATTTGGACCAGAGGGATCAGGTAAAACAACATTGCTTTACCATTTATGTGGTTTGCAGGATGTTTGTTTAGATATTCCAATTGAAGGAACATTTGATGCAGAACGTGCTAAGATATTTGGTAATAGAAAAAAACAAATGTTAGTGTATCGTGCAAAATATGGGGAGGATGCTTTTAATAAAACTATACAGTTTGCAAAACAAGGAATACCTTTGATTGGTATTGATTCTGTTCCATCAATGGTTCCCAAGGAAGATGTTGAAAAAGTTATGAAATCTGCTGATAAGGATTCTATTGAGGAACAAAGAATTGGTGGTGTTGCTAGATTGATGAATAAATACTTACCACCTATTGAGGAAATAATTGAAGTAACAGGAACAACGATTATCTTTGTTAATCAGGTACGTGATAAAATGCAAGCAATGTTATTCGGGGATAAAACTGATACTCCTGGGGGTAGAAAATTAAAACACGCTTGCTCATTAAGAATACAGGTTGCAAGACGTGATTGGATAAAGATACCGAATAAAAATCCTTACAATTCTGCAAAGGATGAAGTGATTGGTTTTATTATGAAGTGTAAAGTTGTAAAATCAAAAGTATGTAATCCATTGGGTGAATGTGAAATTCCATGCTTTTTTGATCGTGGTTTTGTTTCTTATGAGGATGTTGATTCAATCCGTAAGGAGATAATGAGGAAGCGTGCTGAGGAGTTTGGTAAACGGGTTCCAAAAGAATTTATGGAGGATGAAAATGAAGACTAGAAAGCCAAGATTAATTGATAAAGTAAAAGGGTGTATTGAATGGTTTGTTTTTGGAATTGAATGTTTAGTAAAAGGCAAGAGTTTGTTGTTTGCAAAAGAAATGTTTATTAAAGCATTAAAAGGTAATTTTGAAGTTGTAATTAAGGAGGAAAAATAATGTGGGCTTTGAGATGTGACAAAAAAGAGTGTAAGTATAATTATTACAATGCAGATGCTAATGATACATTCTGTGGATTAGTATGTGGAAGTATTGTAGATGGCAAGTGTGAAGATTTTGAGGAGGAAGAAAGTGAAGATTAGTGCTAAAGTTATTATTTTAGGAAGTTATTGGGATGTTAAACTAAGAAGTAAAAAAGAAGATGAGTATTTAGTAAATGCAGACGGATATTGTGATAAGACTATGAACTTGATTGTTGTTAAAACAAATGATGAAAATGATTCTCTTGGAAATTGGGAAGAGTATATGAGGAAAGTTTTAAGGCATGAGTTGATTCATGCATTCTTATTTGAATCTGGTTTACATGAGGAATTTATGCACCCAGGAAGAGGGCATGATGAAGCATATGTTGATTGGTTTGCTGTTCAAATGCTAAAAATAAAAACTGCTTACGATTGTGTATTGGCACAATTGGAATTATAGTGGTATAATAAGGAGGAGAAAGGTGAAGATTAAATGTAGAATTAAGAAACATATAATGTATTACTACAATTCTTTCCGAGGAAAATCAGGTTTGTATATTAATTTATGGCCGCAACAAATTTGGATTAAAGAAAGTTCATGCAATAAAGGATGTGTAAGACTTGTAAGAGGTTGTGTGTCTATATATATTCCTAAAATAGAGTTTGATGAAGATTGGGAGGTTATTGATGATGGAAAGAATGAGTAAGAAGGATTATTATTTAGGTATTGCATTAGCTGTATCAAAACGATCCCCATGTTTAAGAAGACGTTATGGTTGTATCATTGTAAAGAATGATGAGATAATTGCAACTGGGTATAATGGATCACCAAGAGATGAGTTGAATTGTTGTGATTGTTATGAGGAATGTCCAAGAAAGGATAAGCCACATAATTCTGGGGATTATTCAGATTGTACATCAGTTCATGCTGAACAAAATGCTATGTTATCAGCTGCAAGGAAAGATATGATTGGTGCAACAATGTATTTAGCAGGGGAAGAACTTGATGGAAGTGAACTTTGGAATATATGGAGTAGAATAGAAAATCCAAAACCATGTCCGATATGTAAAAGGATGATCCAGAATGCAGGAATAGGAAGTGTAATAACAGTAGGAGGAATTATTTGGGAAAAAAGAAATCTTGAAAAGGTGGTTAAAAATGGTTGGTTATAAAATTAGAACAAGTATAAATGAATTTTTTTGGATGTTTGGTTGTAGTTATCATAACAATATAGATAATGAATGTTGTCCAGATTTTAGTTGTTGCAATAAAGGAATAAAAACAAGGTTTTTTAAAAGAGTTAAAATTTTTGTAAAGGATATGGGTAGAATATGGGGATAATTGATGATATTAAAAATGATTCAATAAAGAATGGTTCTAAAGTTCAATCAACAGAATCTGCAAAATTAGAAGTAATACTTAATAAAATGTTTTTTTTGGAAAAGGATATTGAAGGGGAAGTTGATTTTATAAGACAGGTAATGACGAGGGGTTTGGAAACTCAGGAAAGAGTTGGTCTTCATGCTTCTGCAATGATTGTTTCGGATAATAAATTTTGTGTCAGACAACAGGTTTTGAGTTTATTATTTAAACAATTACAAGGGGAACAAATTCCTGTTAAATTAAAAAGAATATTTGAGGAAGGAAATGCAATACATGAAAAATGGCAGAGATTGTTTATTAGGGCTGGTTATGCAAAAGCTAAAACGTTAGATAGAACTAGATTTGATGATGATTATAAAATAAGTTATACCCCAGATATTGTTTGCCGTATACCTGAATTTTTTGATGGGGCTATGATTGTAGAAGTAAAATCTGTAAACCCTATTCAATTTAGAAAAATGACTTCACACCCTACTGCACATAATCAGTTAGAATTTTATATGAATGAATGTATAAAAGAAGCAAAACGAAAAGGAAAGTGGAACGGGAAAGATTATACAAAAGGTTTTGTTTTGTGTGATGATAAAGGAGGCCAGGATTTTAAAATATTTGTTTATGATTTTGAAAAAGAAACTGTTGCTCCATTTATTGATAGGTGTGAAGCTGTTAAATTCCATTATAATAAATTTCTAGGAGAAAATAAAATGGTTGCAAGAAATGAAAAGTGCACATCTTATAATTGTAAAATGGCTGAAAAATGTCCAATGAAAGATGCTTGCTGGAATAGAGGAATGGGAAGGATTAGATTGTAATGCCAAAACCATTAATGAATTATGAAGGTAGATGTGGGTCATGTAAACACTTTTCATTTGTTGTATTGAATGGGGTGTTAAGGTATAGAGGTTATTGTGATTGTGCTACTAGGAATTTATTTAATAATAGGGATGGGAAAGGGAATGTGTATGTTGCAAGGCATAGTAATTATAGGCAAGCATCACAAAGAAAGTGCAGGAGATATGAAAATGGAATGTGGGAGGATTAAATTATGAGTGATAAAATTAAAGTAACATTTAGGGAGATTATTGTAGATAATATTAATCAAATTGGTTTACTTGGTTATAAACCTTATTATTCAATAAGATATCGGGAGGCTGGGGAAGAAAATTATAACATTGGATATTCTTCATACGATTTAGAGTATGTAAAGAAATGGTGGGATGAATATTTTGAAGATGTAGAGGAAGAGTGCCTTTTAAAAAGAATATTCCTTATGATTAAATGCAGGAAAATGAAAATAAAAGATAGGAGGTTTGAGTTATGAATAGAAAAACATACATTGTAGACCCCAGTGAGTGTGCTATATGCGGTAAAAAGTTTGATTACTACAATAAAAGCAGAGGAAGTATTGAGACTGTTATAACAAGAAGGAAAACTGTTGTAAAGTTTCATACAGAATGTTACAAAGAAATGTTAAGGGAACAAAGGGAGGGTGTTTAAAATGATTATTAAAAGACATAAAGAGATACGTTGTGATATTTGTAATAGTAACATTGGTAGGGATTTTTTATTATTAAGAGGTAATCGAATTGTTAGAATTAAATGCTACAATGTTGGATTGGATGGTAAATTAGAAATAAATAAAAAGATTGATTTGTGTTGGCACTGTTATAGTACTTTAATGAGGGAAGTAAAAGCTAATGTACCTACACAAATCGAAGTATAATATAGGTGATACAATTTATTATATTCCAAGAGGAATAAAAATAAAATGGGATGTATATATTTTAAAAGGAACTATTAATAAAATAAATATCTTTAAAGATAAAATTTCTTATAATGTTGTAAATTTTGAATTGATTTTAAATAAAACAAATTATCCTATTAATTATCAGAAATTTGCTTTGTTTGATGAATCAATAATTAATCCTGAAAATGAACTATCAGGGAATCCATTATTTTTTACTTCAAAAGAGCTTTGTAAAGCATATATAAAAAGGAGATTAAAACGTGGCTAAATATTGTCCGTTATATAATTCCAAAGTTATATATTTAGATTGTTTAGAATGTGAAAATAAAATATGTAAAAAGGAGAATAATAAAAATGTCAATGTATCAGGAACAAACATTAACAGATTTAATGGGAGAAAGAGGGTTCAAATTCCACGATGTAACAAAGTTACAGGAAAGCAATAAATATTGTTTTCGATTTGTAAAAAGTATTGTTATCTGTGAAGTAATTGCAAATGGCATTTACAGATTTATTTATACAAACAAAGAAATATTAGGTTGGGTTACATCAGGATGGTTAGATCAGGTAACAAACAATGACTTATTTAATGAACGGTTATTATTGTTTATCAAAACAATAGAACCTTTGGTAAATGTTTATGGGGAAGAATAGAATAATAATTGGGATAGATCAATCATATAATGATATTGGTATTACAATTGCTATTAATGGTGTTGTTAAAATGTCAAAGGATATTGAGCTTCATTCATTGAAAACAAACTCTATTAGACGTAAACATTTATATGATGAACTAACTCATATATTCACTGTTGTAAAACATCATTATGCTGTCAAGTACGATGCCTCTGTAACAGTCCTAATTGAGCGAATAAGGCTCCAATCACAAGGCTTCCTTAACATTGATTACATAAAGTCAATAGGTGCCTTAAATGCTCTTATATGCGATTGTAGCACTATGTTTGATTTTCCTGTTTATTCTGTTGACACACGTGCTTGGAAATCCAATGTTGTAGGAACATCGAAAGGTCTAAATAATCCTTATGGCATTGATCCAAAAAAATGGCCAACAATTCTTTGGTGTATAAATCATGGATATGAAAAGTATATTAAATATTCTGTGTTAAATAAACAGAAACGTAAAGGAGTAATAGAAAAAGGAAATGAACGTTATTCCTATAACGATAATATTGCTGATAGCATTGGAATCTGTTTATTTGGTTTTAAACCAAATATAACAAAATTATTAAAGGAGGAACATTAAAATGGGTAAAAGTAAATTAGACAAATACAAGGAAGAAATATTAAACTTGAGGAAGGAAGGTAAAAGCATTGACAAAATACTAGACTATCTGTCAGATAATTATGAACTATATCCTGAAAAATATTTCCTTCAACAAAAGGTTAAGAAATGGGAGGTAGAACAGAATGGCTAAATCTTCATACCATGTTTGTTACCATTGCAAAGACAGAACTGTTGGTTGTCATGCTTCCTGTAAATTATATCAGGATGAAAAAAAAGAACGTGATGAACAAAGGAATCAAATAACAAATGAAAACATTATAGGTTCTACAATTCATAACCTACAAAAAGAACGTTATTATAACCGTAACAATCGACAACATAAAGTATACAAAACCCATAAACGTTAACATACCTCTGAGGCATCATACGATGCCTCTATTTTCGAGTTTAACATTCCCATTGACACATTATCCCATAACGATCCCAAACCGTCTATATGGTCAAAATACGACGTTATAATCATATCCTGTTTTATACCCTGTTGACAAAATAAATAAAAAGTATTAATATTTAATCAAAACAAACATTTTTAGGAGGTAAAAAGCAATAATGAACAATGTTATTAAATATTTGAATTTTTTTAATTTATTAAATTTAAAATGTTATGAAACATTCTTTACTCTAACAGAAGAAGACCAACAATTTGTTGCAGAACTTGCTTCACAAACAATTTATAGTTGTGAACAAATTGCAAAATATTATTTAGACAATAAAAAAGATAAAAATAAAACAAAAATGGAGGTTTTAGAATATGATGTCAAACTTTTTAAT